TCGCCTTCGGGTTCCTTTCCCTCTTTGCCGTTGCGGTGGCAATGTTCGCGCGTGGCCTTTGGGCCGCCGAGGACAACATCCCCGTAGCTGTCGCGTGGATCCTCTCCGCGCTCGCAATCGGCAGCGTCGGTGCGCTTGGCGTGCCTGCTGTCATCGTGGGGCTCGGCGGCGCGATCGGCGCCGTCTGAACACCCTTCCTACCTACCTCAATCTAATCACATGCCCGAATCATCACACCACCCGCGCTTCGAGCCTTACCCCGACAATGTCGCGAGGCTCGTGACTGAAACCACTGCACGCGTCAGCGACATAACGCTCCTCGGATCGACCTTCCCGTCCGGCCACCGGAGCAAGGTCATGGGCGCCATCAAGGGCGCGCTGTTCCACATGCTGCACGAGATCGACGAAGCCCGCCAGGACGAAGGCCGCTCAGACGGAGGCCCCCTGTGAGCGCCGAGAGCCCCAAGGAAATGCCCGCCCATTTGCCGGACGTCTACCTCGGCGACGGGGTCTATGGGCACCACTGCTGCACGACGGAGGCTTACCCGAAGCTCGCTGCCCCCGCAGTCGACAAAACGCAGGCGCGGTCAGTCGGGCGCTCGCTGATCCACTACGCGATCGGCGCCGCGCTGATCTTCGGCACGGTCTGGTACTTCGGCGATGGGCAAGCCGCGCTCATCTTCGTCGTCGGGTGCGCGTGGACGGCGTCCCACATAAGTACCATTGCGCAAGTGTTCGCCGCGTGGGAGATATCGCACTCGGACTACGCCAAGACCACGGCGCGCGCTGCGCGGCTAGAGGCGACTCTTCGCACCGTGCGCGAGCCAATGCGGGCGCTGTGCCTGAAGTGTCCAGACGCCGCGCTAGGGTTCGCGGGGATGACCGTGCTGGGACGGGTGGCCATCATGCTCGACGGGGGCGAGTGCGTAGCGTGCCGGTGCCACGCGCCTCTATCCAAGACGGGACACTGCCCTGATTGTCGGGCAGATTAGCGGACTTATGGCCGCCGGGGCTTTTCCGGGAAAGAGGTGAACCCCCGGCCCGGCACCGCCGATAGTACCTTCATCGCCGGGGACGACCCCCTAACCAAACCAAACGCTATGACAACCTCCGCCGCCTTCACGCCTCTCGCCTGCTCCGACTTCGACGACTTCGACTGCACGCCATTGCAGGCGATCATCGACGAGCCTGGGCGCTACTCCGCGCTTGACACGTTCCGCGTGTACCAAGGCGTCTACGACCTCTTCGGAGACTGGCTCGGGCTCCACGTCTGGCTCGACTACGACGACGAGACCCGCACTGTCGAGCTGACCCTCGACGTCGAAAAATCGGACCTGCTTGGGTTCGCGCTCATCCACGGGGCCTATATGAGCGATGGAGCCTGGATCACCGATTTCGTCGCCGCGTGGAACATGATCGAGGGTAACACTGACGACATGCCCGAAGAAATCGCCGAACGCGCGCTGGACGCTGTCCGCGAAGAGTTCACCAGCCGGTGCGCGGAAGACCGGTGGGTCCTGTGAGCTGGCACGTGCTTCCCCGCCCCACACTCCGGACGACCGTCGAGCTGTGGGGCGGGCGCGTCATGATGGCCGGGCTGGTTGCTTTCTTTGCGTGGCCGCTGGCCAGCGCCGCCGGATTCGGGGACATGCTCTACCTCGACGTTGCCGTGGGCTGCTGCGCCGCCGGGGCGCTTGCGCTGCTCGCGGCTCCCGGCCTGCGGGACGACTGAACGCCTCGCCGCACCCTCCTAAGGAGGCCCCGGGCCCCCGCCTCGCACCGCACGCGAGACGGGGGCCCACCTTTTTGCAGATCGGCGTACCATGCAGGAGTCGACCGCAACGGCGTGTAGCACCAGGCGAAGGAGACCCTGACCGCAGGAAGGGGGACGCATGAAGGCGCGGGCGTGGACGACAGCCCCGAGACTTGGCAGAGTCTCGGGGCACCCTCCCTCACTCTAGCCTGCGCCGACTCCATGACCTATACGCCACTCTCCTCGACCACGCTGAATAGCGACGTCGCCACACTGCTCAACGGCGTGACCGTCCGCTCTGTCTCGTTGACGTTCCCCACCGGTGTCGGCACGCTCCTCGCCGCCGCCGCGTCTGGCGCGCTCCACGGGCACCCTCTCGCCACGACGGAAGAGGTGCCGTTCTGCTGCCCGATCCCGCCACGCGTGGACGTTGCGCTTGGCGCGACCTTCGAGATTCTCGTGGCGCCAGCCACGGGCGAATCGACGAAGGTCACCGAGATCGAGGTGGACGCGTTCGCCGTGTCCACGGCTGCAACGGGCGTCGACTCCGCGACTCCGACCGAGACCGCCGCGATGGCGGCGCCGCTTGCTATGCCATCGAGTGCAGCGTTCCTGCTCACGATGGAGGTCCCGGCGACTGCGGCCATTTGGGGCGCCGCCACCACGGGACTTATCACCGGCGCTGTCCGCAGGATCGTGGCGAGTTCGGGAACGGATCTGACCGGCGACCTAATCGTTATCGGCGGGGCTCTTCGCTACACGATCGAACGCTAGGCTCGACCCCAATGGCCCGCGCTCGGACGAAGTCCGACAGTCGGGCGCCCGCCGGGCACTGCCGCGCCAGTGCGGCGAACTCGTCCGACGTGAAGCGCACCGTCAAGGACGGGGTCCCGCGCGGGCGGCGGAGTCGGCGTGGCGCAGGGGCGCGGTTTGTGAATCCTTCGGCCATGATCTCCTCCCTTGGGTCGCGCGTATCGTAGCACGCTGGACCTGTCAACCCCGAAAACGCGGGTGAATCACCAGGAGACGCCACTCGCGAGATCCCGCCCCGGTCGCTCTGTTGGCCCCTGTGATCGCTCCTGAGCCCAGCACCCCGAACGGCACGGGGAAGTCGTCCAAAGCCAACTGGAGCGCCCCCAGCCGGGCTGGGCGGCTCTGGAGTGGCAAGGCGGACTCCTCCCCCCGGGCTACGCCCATCAACGCGGGCGGCGGGGGCAAGTTCCTGGACCGGAACGGAAACTTCACCGTGGGCCGTGACGGGCGCCTAAAGGTGGCCAGCGACCGGGGCGAGCTGTTCAGCTTCTCGTCCCAAGTCCTGCGGATCACGTCGAACGTGGGCGACCGCGAGGAGACCGAGAGGCCGTACGAAGAAAATCCTTGGATCCGGGCCGCGATCAAAGCGTTTTCTGGAGGCTTCGCCAGGTTGAGCCTGCGGGTCACCGACCGGGATCCCGCTGACAAAGACGCGAAGGTCATCGGCGGGCACCCCCTCACAAAACTCCTTAGCAGTCCGAACCGACTCCGCACCGCGCGCGAGTTCATGTTCGAGACTTGCGTGGGGCACAAGCACGACGGCGAAGTGGTTTGGTTCCTCGCCGACGCGCAAGGCGCCGCAGTCGCGTCCGACCCGGTCACGCACAAGCTGCTCGCGGAGCCCGCGCAGATCATCGCCGTACGCGGCGGGCGCGTGCAAATCGAGCACGACTCCAAAGGCTGGCCGTCGTCGTACCGATATTCCACTGTCTACGGGTCAAGCTCATCGGCAGTCTCGCCCGAGTTCCCGGCTGGGTCCGTCCTGCACTTCCGCGACTACGATCCGTACAACACGACGCGCGGGCTCGGCGACGTGACCTCCCTGGAGCGGGAGATCGACATGTACTTCCAGGGCTTCCGGTCGATGGACGGTAACGTCCGTTCCGGTGGAGCCCCCGGCGGCTTCCTCATCTACGACACGGACGTAGATCCGGCGGAGATGCAGCGGCGCCAAGAGGGGATGGACGGCGAGGTAGAGTCGCAGGCGAATCGCACGATCAAGCTCATTGGCGGAGGTGCAACGTTCACGCCGAACGGCGTCAAGCCTTCGGACATGCAATACAAGGAGTTGTTCGCGTGGCTCCGCGAGTCGATCCTCGCCGTGCTGGGGGTTCCCGCCCCCGTGATCGGGGTCTATGACTCCGCGACGTATAACAACGTCGAGACGGCGCACCGCGAAATGTGGACGGGCCCGAACGGGATCCTTTCATTCGCCGTGCTGATCTCGGACGTGCTGACGCACAATCTGCTTCCGCGCCTGCCCGGCTACCGCACGGGCTCGACGGAAACAGTCAGCTTCGATTCGTCAATGATCGAAGTTCTGCGCGCAGACATCGGAGCGCAGATGGACCGCGCGGGCGACCTCGCCGCGAAGGGCGTCGGCGTCTCGTTCGCGCAAGGCATGGCCATGCAGGGCTCCGAGGCTGAACTTGACGAGGGGCTTGACACTCCATGGCAAGCGACCACACTCAGGAGCCTCGCCCCCGAGGACGAGGACACCGGCGACTTGTCGGCGTCCCCGGAGTCGGTGCTGTCCGCGCCGCAGATCGCCGCGCTGGCCGAGATCGTGAAGTCGGTCGCATCGGGCGCGCTGCCCAAAGACACCGCCGTCCAGATCATCGTGGCGACGTTCCCCTTCGACCAGGCGCGCGCCGAGCGCATCATGCGCGACGTGGAAGAGGGCTCGAACCCGCAGCCCGACGCGCTGAATCCCAACTCCGAAGACGAAGCTCCCGACGATGACGCAGAAGCAGAATCCGAAGACGGCGCTGAGGCCGAAGAAGCCGACGAGGCCGCTGCTGAGGACGACGACGCTCTACGCCATGAGGGCCAGGCGTATTCGTTCCCTCGCGATACGCCGGAAGAGCTTGGATACGCCAAGCGAGTGAACCGGTGGCTAGTCTCGTACGAGACCGCACAGACCCGGGAGTTCGGGCGCATCGCGCGGTCACGGCTCGGCAAGCGGCATCTGAATATCTTCGACGACGAATCGAACCCGTCCGCGATCCCCGATGAAGCGTGGGACGCACTACTACTCTCCCGCACGACGTGGGCCGCCCGCTTCGATCGTGAGACTCGCGTGGCTCTCCGCGACGTGTACGCCGCCGCGTTCGCCGAGGCCTCCGGTGAAGTGGCAGGTCCGATCGTGTCGACGACGGACCCCGCTGTCATCGAGATGATGGGGACCCAACAGATCAAGGTAGCCGAAGGCGTGACGTCCACACTGGCCCGTCGCGTGCGGGCCATCGTGGTAAAGACGCTGGCCAAGGTGTCAGCACCCGGCACGTTGCGCGAGCAGATCCTTGCGGCGCTCCCCGAACTCACCGCAGAGATGGGGCGGGTGTTCGGCAGCAAGGACGCCCGCGCACTAGCCATCGCTCGCACGGAGACCGGCAAGGCGCGTAATCTGGCCCACGTTGACCACTATGCCCGCAACGGCGTGAAGACGATTCGGTGGTCGACCGCTCAGGAGGACAGCGCACGCCCGTCCCACGCGGGCGTGCATAAACAAGTCATCACGTTAGGAGGCCGGTTCGATAACGGACTGCGCCACCCACACGACCCCGACGCCCCTGCCGGCGAAGTCGTCAACTGCCGTTGCCGAATCTTTGCCGACACGTTCACCGAGACCCTCGACGACCTATGAAGTTTCGCAGCCTGACTCAGAAGTACCGCGCAGGCACGCTCGAAGTTTCCGACCTCGACGGCGTGGGCGCGATGGACTTTCTCGAAGTTCGCAAGGAGGCGTCTGGCGGGTCGATGGCATACACGCTTGACGCCGACGCCATGCTGTCCTTCTTCGGCCAGGACGAAGAAGAGGGGGGCGAGGAGTCCAAGGACAAGCCCAAGGAGAAGGCGGCCAAGCCGGAAGGCCCGGTCTCTTACGTCATGGTCTCGGACGGCAACATCCCGCCGTTTTCCGATCGCGTGAAGGCGGACGCGTGGGACCTGAAGCAGTTCAAGTATCGCGGGGGGATCCTGCTCTACGACCACAACTTCGACTTTGCGCGCCCGCCGATCGGGACTATGGGCAGCGTCAAGAAGAACGTCGAGATGAGCCGCAAGGGCCGCACGTTCACAGCGGTCACCGGGGACGCGACGTTCGCCGATCGCGAGATTTACCCCTTCGCAGGGATGATCGGCGACCTCGTTCGCTCGGGCACGCTTACCGGCGGGTCCATTGGCTTCGACGTATTGAGCGCACGCGCGCCCACGGAGAAGGAACAAGAAGAGCTGGGAATGATGCCCTACTCGACGGTGATCGAGAAGGCGTCCCCGTTCGAGTTCAGCGTTACGCCGTTAGGCCGTGACGAGAACGCGCAGCGGCTTGGCGCGTGTCTGCTCGACCCGCTCGAAGCCAAGCTCGCCGAGTTCGCCGAGAGCGGCGTCTACCCCGACGAGTGTATCGGTGCGTTGCGGGAGGACATGCGCGAGAAGATCGGTAAGGCAACCCGCGTCGGCATCGTCGTCCCCGAGCAGCTACGAGACATCCCACTCGATGGCCCCGCCGCGAAGCCGGCCCCCGTCAAGATCGTGCCCGCCGAGGATGCCGCCTTCGCACTAGCTCTCGCGGACCGGGACGCCAGCATCGCGCAGCTCCGTGCCGCCGTCGAGCTGCTCACGAAGCGCGTGGACGACAACGTCTACGAGATGATCTTCGCGGGCATCCCCGCCGGAGAGCCCGCTCCCCAGAACACCCCCACCGAACAGGACACCGGCGCAGATGACAGCGGCCCCGGTGACCCTTTACTCGATTCCGCTGTTTCAATGGGTTTCTAGCCCACCCCCCTACAAATGACCGACACCAAAAAAGAAGCTGGGTCACCTGCGGATCGGCGGGCTGAGTTCGAGGCTCTTCTCGACGAGCGCATCAAACTCGCGCTCGGCCAGAATCAAATCGACGTGACCAACATCGACGCGATTCTCGAAGACCAGCGCAAGAAGTTCGAGCTATCCCTAGCCGAACACATCAGGACCACGCGGCAGCATGACCTCCCCGGCTCTGACGAGGAGACCTACAAGGGCGAGGGATTCTCACTCGCCAAGGTCGCTCTCGGCCTCGCGTCGGGTGATCTGGAGAAGCACGCTCCGATGGAATTCAAGATGTCGAGTGAGCTTCAAGAAGCCCACCGCGAACGTCTTGCCCAAGGCACCGTCCCTGACAGTGCTGGCGGGTTCCTCGTGCCCACCCAGGTCTTCGAGGACCAGATCATCCCGCTGCTGCGTCCGCAAGTCATCGCTCTTGCGCTCGGAATCCAACAGATGCCGATCACCGGCGCAGGCGTCGTCGAGCTTCCTCGTGAAGTCACCGGCCCCGTCGTCGACAACGTCGCCGAGAACAACGCGAACACCGACAGCGACATGGCCTTCGGGATCCAGCGCATGGAGCCGCGTACCGCGCAAAGCTTCATCAAGGCGTCCCGTCGTTTCTTGTCGCTCGGCGTTGGCGCCGACTCGTTCATCAAGGCCCGCATGGCCGAGGAACTCGCCCTCCAGTGGAACAACTGGATCTTGAAGGGCGACGGAATGAACGGTAACCCGATCGGCGTCTACAACACGCCGAACGTGGGCTCCGAAGACTTCGCTTCCACCGTCTCCGGTGGCATCGTGACGCCGGACTTCTATCGAGGCTTGCTCTCGATGGAAGACCAGCTCGCCGACGCCAACGCGCTCAAGAATTCCGGAAGCCTCGGTTGGGCCTGCGCCAACCGCTTCGTTTCCGCGTGCCGCCAGATCGCTTCGGCGAACAACGCTGCTGCGACGGACAATCTCGAAATGAGCCGCTCGGCTGTTGGCTCGGGCCAGCTCGATTCGATCATCGGGTACAAGTTCGAGCGCACCACGCAGCTCACGCAGGGCTCTACCACCGAAGCCATCTTCGGGGACTGGAGCCGGTGCATCCTCGCGACGTGGAACAACCTCTCCATCGAGGCCAGTTCGACGAGCGAGGACGCCATGAAGAAGCGCCAGGTCCACATGGTCGCCTACATCGACGCCGACGTCGCTGTGACGCAACCGACCGCGTTCTGCGTGGCCGCGAACCTCGACACTTCCTCGCTCTGATCCAGAAGCAGTAGCGCCGACTCCCGGGCGCAACGCCAACCCCTCAAACACAGAACCAGAAAAAGCTATGACTGCAACAGATCTAGCCGGCGCATCGAGTGTGCGGCTTGGCATTGCCCCGGTGTCGGCGTCTACCGCTTCGACCACCGCAACCGCCGCAGGCATCGACACCATCGGCTACCGATGGGCGATGCTTGTGGCCAACGTCGGCGTGAGCGCTGCATCCAGCCTCGTGAGTACGTTCACGATTACCGGCTGCGACACGGTCGGCGGCACGTATGTCGCGATCACCGGGGCGTCGCTGACCGTCGCATTCGGCGACGAAGGCGTGACCTACCGGGGTCTCGTCGACATGGCGCACCAGCCGCGCTACATCAAGGTCTCGTGCGTGTCCGCCACCGGCGGCACCACCTTGATCAGCGCAAACGTGGTCCTCTACGGCGCCGAGGCAGCAGGTCTCCCCGACCTGTCCTCGGGTGGCGCGGACGAGATCCAGTTCACCGTTCTTTCCTGATCGGTAAGCGCCGCGACCCTTACCCAATAAGTAAGGGTCGCGCACTCACCCCGACTACAAATCAGACATGACCTCAACAGACCTCGCTAGTTCGTGCTCCGTGCGAATTGCATTCAGCCCGATCGTAGTCGGGACCGGCGCGCCCATCGTCGGGCCGGAGATCGACACCATCGGCTACCGATGGGCGCTCGTGATCCTGAACCTCGGCGTCATCCCCACCGGTGGCGCTGCCGGAGTCGTCCGAGTTCAGGGCGCCGATACGTCGGGGGGCTCGTTCGTGAACTTGCCCGCCGCTGCGTTCACAATCCTCGACGCCGACGACAACTCCATCAAGACGGGGATCATGGACCTGCACGAGTTCCCTCGATTCCTGAGGCTGAACGGGACTGGCGCGGCGACCGGTAACAACCTGCTCGGCGCGACGATGGTCCTCTATGGTCCGCAGCTTCCGGGCTTGCCGGACTTCTCCGCAGGCGGCGCGGACGCGCTGACGTTCTCGGCGCTCACGAAGTGATCGCGCAAAGGGAGAGCGGGGCTCTGTAGCCTCGCTCTCCCAGCACCCCAAACACTCCCTCACAATCACACCGGGCCATGCAGTACAAAAACTCGCGAGTCAGACCAGGCAAAGAAGGCATCTACCGAGTCCGCGAGGGGTTCGCGCTGTTCTTCGTCGACCGCTTCAAGAACCTCACGCCGTGGGCGCGCCAGCGTCAACACGTCGACTTGCGCTCGGCGTTCTTTGCTCGCTACGTCCAAGAGACCTCGCAGATGCACAAGATCGAATTGGTTGACAGGCTCCCGCAGGGTGAGCGTCTGGTCGGCGTGGGCGCTGCTCCGCTGAACGTCAAGGACGCATTCACGGCGGAAGGTGGGGAGTTCGTCGAAACCCCCGTCCAGGCGCTCGACCCCGGCGGGCTCCCCGGGATCGAACTCCCCGCCGCCGATGCGGAGCCTTCGGAGGAATCAGCCGCCGATGCGGAGCCCTCGGAGGAATCCGCGCCGGTCAGCACCGGCCGCAAGCCCAATACCCGCAGGGGCGGGAAATGAGCAACCTCCGCAAAAGCCCCGGCGTTCGGTTCGCGTCACCCGTGACGCTCCGCAGAGGCGGCAGCAGGACGATCCTGGGTAATGCGTACATTCCCGGCGTGGCGTACGCCCCAGATGACCCTGGGGTCATGGCCAAGCCCCTGTTCTTCATTCTGGCCCCCCAGCCGCCGCTGGGCGCGCCTGGGGCTCTCTCGATGGGATCCGGGCGTATCCGGTCGGATCTCGCCCCCGAGCCCGTAGACGAGCCCGCAGAGCCTCCCACCGCCGACAACGATTCCACCGACTGACCGACCCCCCCTGTGCCAAGTATCTCCCTCACGGGTTCGCCCGAGTCGATCGACCTGACCACCGCCGCCCGGGTCGCCATTTTGCGAGACCTGGGCGGGTCGCCAGATCCACGCACTTCGCTGATCGCGGCGGCGATCACGGAAGTATCTCAGGAGATCACGGACTACCTCGCCATGCACACGCTTCGTGCGGAGCGGACTGAGGAGTTCGAGCTGCCACAGCACGAGCGGGCGATCACGCTGACCGGCATCGACGTGGACGTGACCACCGACGCCGTGACGGTGCTGTCATCGAGCACGTACACCGGGCTGGCCACGGCGACGGCGCTCACCATCGGGGACGACTACATCGTGCGCCCCCGGCACGGTACGATCCGCTTGACGGGGCGGCAGGAATGGGACCCCGCTTACCTTCGTGTGACCTACACGTCGGGGCTCTTCTTGGACGACACCGAAATCGGGGCCAAGCACGGGTGGATCACCGCAGCAGCGGAGAAGCAAGTCGTCTACCGGCTGCAACGCATGTTGACGCTTGGCGGGAACATTAGCTCGACCCCGGGCGGGTCCACCAACTTCGTCGACCAGTACAAGCTGCTCGACTCCGTGGAGTCGGTCCTGAAGGCTCACCGCCGGGTCTACATTTAGCCGTGGCCGGGCCGGTCACGATCACGCTCGACCGCGCTGCTTTCTCGCGCGCGGTCGATAAGGCGCCCGACGTGCTTGCGCGAGCGATGCGGATCCAGTTCCTCGCCATCGCCCGGGAATTCGAGCTGCTCATGGAGCACCGTATGAGCGGGTCCCTGTCGGGCCCGTATCGGCGGAACAATAGCCCCGATCGTTTGGCGCGCCGTTCGGGCGAGCTTATCGGAACGCTCAACTCCCGCGTGACTGGGCAGAAGTTGGACAAGATCACGTTGCGGTCCACCGTGGGTAGCTCCCTCACGCCGTACGCCGCGACCCAAGAGTACGGCGCGCAAGGCGTGAACGCGATCCGCCCCAAGAAGGGTAAGTACCTCACGATCCCCGCGCCCGCAAACCTTACGCCTGCGGGGCTCACGCGCTTTCCGAACCCCCGATCGAGGTCGGACATCTTCTTCTATCTCACGAAGGGCAAGGAGCTCCCGACGCTCGCCACGCTGAAAGGCGGGAAGCTCCAGATCATGTGGTTCCTCAAGCGGTCCGTGGAGATCAAGCCCCGGCTCGGTTTCCGCAAGACGTGGTTAGGCAAGCCGATGGAGAACACACGCGCCGAACGATTGAACGACGGCGTGGCCGCCGCGCTGCGGTCGGTGGGGCTCTCATGACACTCGAGCGCTACCACGGTCCCGGCGACGGGATCGACTTACCGCTCTTGCGGAGCGGCGTGCGCCCGGAGTCTTCTCGGGTGCGGCGCCGTGCGGCCTACTCGTCGATGCAGACGGACAAGCAAGGCCCCCGCTACGCTCGCTATATCGCGGGCGGACGGGCGCTAGACAAATACACCCTCACGTACACCGGGCTGACCGAGTTCGAGGCCCGCGAACTCGTGCGGAGCCATAACGCGATCGCAGGCCGGGGGACGGTCGGGCTGTGGTACTCGCCGGACGACCGCTCAGATCCGATCGAGGTCCACATGCTGACGCGCCCGGTCCTCTCTTCGGGCGGGCGTAACCTCTCCACTGTCACCGTTATTCTGGATCAGCAACGCTAATGGTCTACCCAAGCGGAACACTATCCAAGCGGGGCCAGGTGCTCGAAGCGCTGCGCGCGCTCATGGCGACGATCACGACGGCGAACGCGTACTTCACCGACGTGCAAACGGCGGCGATCTATTCGGCGCACCGGCTCGTTATCGGCGGGCAGCTCCCCGCGATCGTAATCCTTCCCGGCGCAGACACGCGAGCCACCGCGCTCGCGTGCGGGCAGGACGAGTACCGGATGAGCGTCGACATCGTCGGCGTGATCCGTGCACACGCGCTGCTTGACACGTGGAAGGACGACGCGCACAAGTTCGTCGGAGACATCCAGCAGGCGCTCAACAGTGACCGCCAACTCGGCAACACTGCCGTCTACATCGAGCACGAATCTGCGACGATCACTGACGGCGAACTAGAAAACGAGACCATCCTTTCAGCTTCGGTAGCGGCGACGATCGTCTATCGTATCGCCGTCGCTGACACTACGACTTGACCCGCAAGGCAACCTCTCATGACTCTACTCTCAAGAAAAAAGCAGCTCTCGGCGGTGGCTCAGGTCGGCGCGGTGGTAACCGCAGCGAACGACGCTGCCCTCGACAACCCGAACAACGCCCGGGTTATCGCCCTAGAACTCTCGTCGAACGTGGACGTCGAGCGCATCGAGCGCGAGCTTCTGCGCAACACGATCACGTCGGTGCAGGATCTCCCCGGTCAGAAGGCGGTGGATATCACCTTCGGCGTGGAGATGAAGGGGTCCGCACTCGGAACGCACGCGGCGGGCGCGCCTCTTTGGAGTCGATACCTGAAGGCGTCCGGCTTCCGTGAAATCGAGTTCTTCGAGGTGGCTGTCGGCTCGCTGGCGGCGACCGGAGACGCCTCGACCCCGTCGACCACGATCCGGCATAACGAGATCATGGTGCACAGTGTCGGCGCGATCACGGCTCTTGCCGTGGGCGACCAGCATCAAGGTCTAGGCGTGCTCCGGCTATCCAACTTCAGCGGCACCGATCCCGGTGCCGGTACATGGACCGGCTTCGACTCCGGCGTGGAGATCACCGTTACGGGTACGGCGTCTGCTGCGGGCTTCGCGTGGGCTCCGATCACAGACCCGGTGAAGTCGATCACCATCGACGGCACGTTCCCCGGTGCGCGGAAGCTCTTCGCAATCGGCGACGTGCTCCAAGGCGCCACGTCCGGTGCCGTTGGCGTCGTCGAAAGGTCAGGCTCACTTGCCAACCTCGACACCGTGGTGCGATACCGCCCTCTGCGCGGTTCGTTCGGTGCCGGGGAGAACATCAACCTGATCGCCCCTGCCGTGCAGACGACACTCGTTGTCGCGGACTCCCCGACGAATGAACAGTTCGCGGACTGGGCGCCATTGGCGATCCGCACGCGACTCGACGGTAAGTCGATCACGGCGGGTGGCTGCCGAGGGAACGTCGTGTTCGACTTGGAAGTGAACCGCCCCGCGCGAATGAACTTCACCTTCCGAGGCGTGCTGTCCGATCTCAATGATAGGTCGCTCTTGTCGGCGGTCGACTACGACATCGGCAACCCGCCTCTATGGGAGACGTCGGTGATTGGTTGGGCCCGGAATGACCTGGACACCACGATGCTCGTCGGCGACGAGGTGACGCCGTGTCTCAATACGTTATCGCTAGACATGGGGGTCAACCTCGCCGAGCGCAAATGCGCCGGTGCACTAAACGGGCTCCTTGAGATCCGGGGCTCCGCGCGTGACGCCACCGGCTCGATGGACCCCGAGGACTCCCTCGAAGCCGACCTCGGTTGGTGGACGTCCGTGGAGAACGGCGCCGTCTACCGGCTGTCGACCACGGTTGGAGCCACGGACGGGAACCGGTTCGAGGTTCGGGTCCCCGGGATCCAGGTGACGGGCGGCGGCGAAGGCGACCGTGACGGCACCGCGACCCAGGACTTGTCGCTACGCCTCACGGGCGGGAACCTGTTCGACCTCGATTCTGACGCGCGGACGAACTCCGCTATCGGCGGGAACAACGAAGTGGTGATTCTCTACTTCACTTCGTAACAGCAAGCCCGTTGAAACGGGTCACGGGGGCGCGCTTCACAGGGAGTGTGCGCGTCCCCGGTCTCTTCTCCACACTCCCCCGAAGAATCACTCCCATGATTATCACACGACCGCGCGGGCCACGGAGCTTCGTCCCTGAGTCCGACAAGCGCCTTCCACCCGAGAAGCAAGCCAAGTTCGATCTCGTTGACCTGGCCGAGCGTTCCCGCGCCGCAGTTATGGACGAGATCACCGTCCGCCCTACAGACACCGGCGGCGCCGAGATCGGCGGGTCGGGGTCGCGTGTTTACAAGACGCTCAAAGGCGCCTTGCGAGGCTGGACGAATCTCGTCTTCCCCGATGGCAAGGACGTCCCGTATGTCGCCGAAGACGGCTCAGATACAGGTGTCCCTTCTGATGAGTCGCTTGCGCTGTTACCGTGGGCGCTCAAGGTCGAGATCGAAACGGACATCCTGAGCAATACCTTTATGGACGAGGAGGACACGGAAAAGTGAGAGCCGTTGCGCGAGGACTTGTGCTGCGCGCGCTCCCATTGTGCCCGGAGCAATGCGGGGGTAAGGATGCCCAGCTTGGCGGGCTCCCTGCCTCCGTGCGTCAGCACAGGATCCGCAACGGCTGCGACGCTCCGATCCCCTCCGACTTGCCTGCAAAGTACGCGGTCCGTTGTCCCCGCTGTGACGGCGCGGCGAAGAGCGGTATCGAATGCGCGCTGTGCGCGGGGACCTCGACGCCGGGACTCAAGCACGTGCGCCGGTGCCCTTCGGCGTGCTTGAGTCCCGACATCCAAGAGGCGCTGCGCTCCAAGGGGTATGTCGCGCACGGGTCGCTTCCAGCGGCGGGCGGCGTGGGAGATCAAGCGATCGGGTTCGTCGACTTTTGCTCGGTCTTCGACCGCGAACTACGCGAGGCACAGGAAGACCAAAGGGACGACTGATAGATGGCGAAGCGCGCGACAAGCATTGAGGTTGCTCTTCGACTCCAGGACTTGGCATCCAGGGAGATGAAGGGCTTCGAGACCCAGGTGGACCGCTCCTCCAAGGGGGTCGTCAAGGACTTCAAGCGGGTCGACAAGGCTGCGCGCGGCATCCCCAATGGGTTGAAGCTGGCGACGGCGTCGGCTGTCGCGTTTTACGGCGCGATGCGTCTCGGGCAAAAAGCCCTCGGTGCAGGGTTCGGGTTCGTTGAAGCGGCGTCCGACTTCGAGGAGTCATTCTCGAAGTTCGGCGTCGTGTTCGGCGAGGAAGCGGCGCGCGTGGACGAGCAGCTTGGCAGTTTTAGCAAGCAGGCGGGCCGGGCGCGTAGCGAGCTGATCGGGTTCTCTTCGTCGTTCCAGGATTTGCTTGTGCCTCTCGGGTTCGCGCGCGACGAGGCGGCGGACCTATCGGTAGCAATGACCACGCTCGCGATCGACGTGGGTTCGTTCGCGAACCGCGCCGACGCTGACGTGGTGCGCGACTTCAACGCGGCACTTGTGGGCAGCTCCGAGACCGTCCTCAAGTACGGCGCCGTACTAAAAGAGGCGAACGTCACGCAGGAGGCGTATGACACTGGGATCGCAAACGTCGGCGAGGCGCTGACCGATCAGCAGAAGGTGTTGGCGCGAATCTCGCTGCTCTACAAGAGCACGACTGATTCGCAAGGTGACGCGATCCGCACTAGCGAATCGTGGTCGAACCAGATGAAAGCGCTGAACGCGCAGATCAACGAGGCGAAGACGATCCTGGGCGGGAAGCTCATCACCGCTCTACAGGCGGTCATCAAGGAGCTTGGCGGCGTGGAGGGTCTGTCCCGAGGCGTGGAGGTCGGGTTCCAGTTTGCGGCGATCACGGCGCTGGGTCTCGTCCGCACCGGCGCGCAGCTTGTGAAGATCTTCTCGCGCGTCGGGACGCAGCTCGGGCTCGGCGAGTCGTCGATGGACAACTTCGCCAACGCCATCTCGGGGGTGTCCAAGTTCACCACGAACTTCGTGTCCACGCTGATTTTCATGGCCGAGCAGTCCGTGCTCGCCTTCGAGGGCTTCGCAGGTGCGGCGGCGTTGGGGCTCGCGGAATTCGGCAACGGGATCAACATCGGGCTCAAGAAGATCAATCAGCTTTTGGATGGGTTGAAGCTCCTCAGCCGGGGCAAGATCGACCTCGGTCAGATCCCGATCATCCCTATCGACCAAGACGCACTCAATGCGACCTTTGTAGAGTTGTCCACGGTGCTCAACGGCGAAGCCAATGAATCGCTAGAGCGCTACAGGGCGGCGATTTTGGACAACGGCGATGCAGCGGTCAAGACGCGCGAGGACTTGATCGCGCTGGCGCGTGTGTTCAGCGCATCCACTGCCAACCTCGACGCACTCATCGACAAGATGATCCCAGCGACGTCGCGGACCATCGGGCTAACCGAGGCTTACAATCGACTCCGCACGGCAGCGCAGGGCACGTTCGCGAAGTTAGCCGAAGGCGCACCGAAGGACGAGGGCCCCGTGTCCCCGCCCGCCGGACTCTTCGACGTGCTGGGTGCGTCGGGCGCGGCGGTCGAGAGCATGTTCGTCGGAGTTGTCCCCGCGCTCACCGATGCGCTGGCGCAGGCCGGACCGATCCTTACCAAGTTCACCGACGAAGCTACGCGCGAGTTCAACTCGTTCTCGGGCGGTGTAAGCGCCGCCACGGACCAGTACCTCGAATCCTTGTCAGACCGCAACCTCGGCTTCGGCGCGGCGTCAGAAGCGTTCGGGGCGCTCGAAGGGGGCATTGACCAGTTCTCCACCGCGCTCGCCAACGGCGAGAAGGATTTTAGCCAGTTTGCGAAGGGGCTCATCAAGCAGCTCGCCGCAATTGCGATCAAGACGTTGGCGCTCAAGGCCATCGGGGGGATCTTCGGTGGCGCGGGCACGGCGGGCGGAAATAGTGCGGGCGGCGGGCTGCTCGGAGCGCTGGGGTTCGCGACCGGCGGCGTCGGTCCCGGCCCGCTTGTGGCCTCGGCCCCGCTCGGGAACCTCCCGATCAAGGCGTACGCGAACGGTGGTATAGCCCGATCGCCGCAAGTCGGCATCTTCGGCGAAGGACGCTCGAACGAAGCCTTCGTTCCGCTGCCCGATGGTAAGCGAATCCCCGTGGAAGATCGCGGGGGCGGCGGCGCGATGACGATCAATCTCCAAGTGGAGAGCCTCGATCCGAAGCGCGCGAGCGACGTGATCCTTGAGAACATGCCGCAGATCCAAGCCCAACTTGCGGCCTCGATCATGTCGGGCTCAGACGGCAAGCTCGCGCGCGCCGTGGGGAGGGGCTAGACCGTGCCGCAGTATTGGCCCACCGCAACCGAGTTCGATGAATCCTCCGACGGGTTGACGTCCTTCACTCGCCCCGACGTGTGGCGTCCGGTCAAAGCTTTCAACCCGGACTTTAGCTACACAAGCGGCGGCACGGAATACGAGGTGCACGTCCCGAATGCCGTGGGCTCGTTATACGACGCTCACCGGCAGTTCTTTCCGAACACAGATCAGCAATCACGAGGCGGCGCGGCTCCGGTGCGCGCTGCGGACGGAAGCGACGGCGACGTCTGTTGGTTTGCGGAGCGATACACGAGCCAGGTCGAGGTCGACATCTCGGCGGTGCCCTCGTTTATGGTCGTCGGTGGAGGAGTCAACGGCGACACGTTCAAGGGGTTCGGCGTGTGCTCCCACGTGACATGGGGCAGCACGGCGCTTATCGGCGGCGACATCGCGCACGAGTACGCGCAAACGGTGTCGGGGTTCTTCTTCGTCGAGACGAAGATCTCGGCGTCTCAGTCCGTCCTGTCCCTGCATAAGATCACGGCGGGCACGCCGGGCTCTATCCCGTTAGCAACACAGCCGGTCCGCTTCGTGGACGGTGTGCAGGCTTCGGTCTATCCGCTGCCGAACCAGTTCTTCCCCCCCAGGCGCCTCCGGATGAACGTCGAGGAGGTGGGCGGCCAAGCGCACATCAACTGCTACCGCGCCAGCCAGGACCCGTCCGAGGGCGAGGTGCTGTGCTTCGGGCAAACGATAACAAGCGCCACCATCCTCCCCGCAGGGCGATCGGGCTTCGGGGTGCAGGCATATCGGACGGACACCGGCGGGTGTTCGAGCGTGGGGTTGGCGAACTCAGTTGAAGTGCGGACGCAGGACACGGATACGGTTCTCTTCCGCGACGACTTCGAGCGCGCCATGCGCTTCGCGGGCAAGACGTTTGCCGACGGCAGCGGACGCACGGGCTACTCTCTCGCTAGCGGGTGGACCGGGGACGCGGAGACGCGCGAGATTGTTGGCTCCTCGAATCAGCGTGTGACCCGCGATCAGATGAGACGCGTAGCCACGGGGTCTGTGGACATGGCCTACCCCACGTCCGACACCGGCGTCTTCCCGGGATACCACCTGATCCAGAACCCGCAGGTATCGCCGTCTCAGCGGTGGGCCGCAGAGTTTACGCGCCTGAACGTCGAGACGACGATCCGGTGCGAGATGGGGATCGCGTTACGATTCACTATCTTTCCGTCGTCCTTCACGGTGTTGCGGCTTTGGGGGCGCGAGCTTGACCTCTCTCGATCGGACAGCAACCGGTCCGGATACACAGTGGCCGTAGTGCACGAATCCGGCGCGACCCCTGCGTGGCTGATCGAGGTGCGGGCGTTCGCTAACTCCGCGAATCAGAGCTACGAGGCTCCCATCATCGGGACGGCCAGTTTGCTTTCTCTTGGGCTCGCGGTGGGTACGCTGTTCAAGCTCGACGTCGAGGCGCAGAACTTCGACGGGGACAAGTTTGGTGTCGGGGCTTTCGTCGCGCTAAAAGTGCTTGTCGATGACGTGTTCGTGCAGCTCGTCCCGAGCCCGGGGCTCGTTGGGGTCTATGCGCTGGACGCGTACCTTATTGACTCGCGCTCCGCCGCCACAGGTTCGGGCGGGGCGCTTGGCGTAGTGGTCATCCCCGACATGATGCCCGCCGCCGATCCGCTCGTGCGGCTCCACTCGTTCTCGCCGTCCGACACCGAAGGCGACGTCGACCCCCCGACCCAAGATCAGATCACCATCGTGATCGACGCCGAGCGTGCACCGATCTCGGGGACGCTCGTGCTGCCGGTGGCCGCCGGTATCCAAGAGTCGTCGCCCACGGCCCCGATCGTCCACAGGATGGAGTCGGGTAAAATGCAGGTCCTGTCCCGGTCCCCCAAGGACCGGCGCCAATGGGCGATCTCCGCCACGCTTACCGACGCTGAGTGGACAGCCGTCGCCGCTCTCTCCGCATCGAACGGCAACGTGATCCCGTTCGCGTGGACGCACCCAACGACGGACGAGGCGCTTGACGTGTTCTTCGTAGAGGACCAGGTGACCGTTTCTCTCCGGCACGTGGACGTCGGCGAAGTGCTGCACCAAGTGGCGTTCACCCTCGAGGAATCCTTCGACAACACGATCTACAATCCTTGACCTATGAAGGACCTCGGCTTCATTGCGAACACGCACCGTTCGCAGCTCATCACGCAGGCGCCGTTCATTTGGCTCTACGAACTACAGACCCCGGATGATCCTCCGCAGCGCTACCGGCTGACCAACTTCACCCAGCGCGTGCTGTTCGATCAAACGTCCGGCGGGCGCGATCTCGTCTACTATCCCGTCCCCATCGCGCAGGGCGGCGTCGAAGAAGGTACGGACGGGTCCTTGCCGTCGATCACAATCTCGGTCGCCAACTCGGGGCCGATCATGGGCTCGGTCATTGACGCGGCGGACGGGTTCATCGGAATGCCCGTCAGCATCATTCTTGTGTCGGCGTACGAGCTTGACAGCCCGAACGCGGGGATCAGGCAGGAAGGCGAAGTGATCTCGGCGTCGATCAGCGCGAACGCGATCTCGTTCAAGGTATCGGCATTCAACCTTTTCCAGCTCCAGTTCCCCCCGTACGTGTACGGACGGAGGCGGTGTCGGTGGGGTTTCGGTGGGAACGAGTGCGGCTACGTCGCGACGGCGGCGGGCGCCGCCTTCTCGTCCTGCAATAAGACCATTACCGACTGCGAGGATAGGGGAGAGGACGAGGTGTCACGCTCCCTCGAACGGCTGCACCCGAAACGCTTCGGGGCATTCCCCGGGGTCCCGAGGCCGGTCTCGTGATCGACTATTCCGACTTGATCGGGTTGGGCCACAAAGAGGGGGCGCACGACCCCGCCTGCGGGGCGCTGGATTGTGCGGGCGTGGTCATGGCAGTATTGAATCGCCTTGGGCTCCCGGGGGCCGCCAGCAGCTTCTCAGCGGCGCTCAGGCCAGAGGACGGCACCGAGCACGGGTGGACACCGTGCGAGGTGGATCAGCCCCGCGCCCCGGGCGACGTCCTCGTTTTCGACGTGGCCGGTGGCCCCTTGCACGTGGCCGTTGCAATCGGGGCATACCGGGCGCTCTCCTCGGCGACTAGACTCGGCGTGTACTCCCACGCGATCACCGTTTCGGCGAAGAACCTCGTCGGCGTCTACCGTCCGCCCCCGGAGCCCCGCTCATGACCGCCACACTCCTTGCCTTCCCTAACCCGCTCGACCGCTCGCAGCGCACGATTTCCATGATCGGGTGCGGCGGCACCATTGCGGACGAGGTGCGGCGACTGGGCTGGGACGAAGGCTACGCGACGATCGACGGCGTGGCGGTGGAGGATATGGAGCGGAAGGTAGAGCCCGGCGATCACCTGGCGATCGTTCGTGTTCCGCACGGCGTGGTCGAGATCCTCGTGCCGCTGCTAATCTCGACGGCGATCTCTGTGGGGATGTCGCTCCTGTTCCCGCCACCCAAACCGCCGCAGCAGCGCGACGACGAGACGTCCCCCACGTACGGGTTCGCCGGCGTGAAGAACAACCGCGTGGAAGGGCTGCCCATCGGGTGGATCGCGGGCAAGATCAAGACGGGCGGCCAGATCATCAACGAGTTCGTCGAGATCCGAGCCATTCCGCCACGGTCGACTTACCGCGCGCTGATCTCGTTGGGCGAAGGCCCGCTCGCGTCTATCGCGGGGCTCACAGTTGACACGCCTGCCGGTGAACCGTTGACGGGCGCGGACATCCCCGCCGGGATCGAGATCAACGGCAACCCCGCGCAGAACTATTCCGGCGTGAACGTGTGGGTCCGCATGGGGACGAATGAGCAGGAGCCTATTCCCGGGTTCGACGAAGTTAGGCAGACGTTCCCGGTGGATGTCGAACTTCTCTCGGACGCTAGCGGCGGCGCGAATACGTTCGGCCTCGTGCCGGGCTTCTCTGACTTCGACGACGACGAATTTACCGGCCAGAACGACGCTGTATGGGCTGACGCCGGAGTCACGCACGACTTTTCTGACGAGGACAGTGATGGGTTCGTATGGGTCCTTCGAATGCGTCGCGGTTATTACTTGACAAATCAAGCGACGGGCGCCGCGCTTCCAGCGGGGCTCGGGCTGCAAGTTCGCTACATCGAGCTGGACAGTGGCGGGTCCCCTGTCACGTCGGGGGGATACCACGGCGACGGCTACGTTCGGTTGCCGCTGGCAGGCCCGTTCTCGCTCCAGCAGCGATCGCCGTTCGAGTACGAAGTGCGCGGACTCTTTTACAACCCCGCGACGTACGTGCCCGCCACGCCGGGCTCGGCACTTGTGCTACCGTCCACCAGTGACGCGCTGACGCATTCGCTCGGCGCGAGCAACGGGTACAACACAGGCTTCGAGATCCCCGCGTGGTCAGTGTCCGCGTGGGTCTACCTCGACGCCATCCCTACTAACGGCACGATCGCTTCGGCGCTGGTAGGGAATCAGGGCTGGCGCCTCTCGATCGAAGACGCGGGTATCCCGCCATTCGCCTCTGTACGAAGGCGGCTCGTTTTCACGGTGGGGCGGGGGTCGAGCTTGGTGAAGCAATTCACCACGGCGAATAGCGGCGTGGCAAACGGAGTGTTCGGTAGCGGCTCAACGGGCCAATGGCTCCACGTCGGCGCGGCCTACACACAGAACACCCATCCACGGCTTTACATCAACGGCGCCGCTGTGGCGGTGAGCACGTTCGTCACAGCAAGCCTGTACGATCTAGAGTGGATCAAGACGGCGCTGACTATCGGCGGGGGCATCGACGGCAGCATCGACCAAGTGAAGCTGTACCGCGTGGCGCTCAACGGCGCGCAGATGCGCGCGGAGTTCGACTCGGGCAACGGCACGCCGAACTCCACGGTGGGCGAGACGGGTTCCATGGTGTTCTCTAACTCATTCGACGCGGCGGGTGGAGGCACGGACGCGACGGGGCTCGATTGGTGGACCGCTGCGGGCTCCCTAGTGGGGAGCGCCACCACCGGCGGGTCGATGACCGGCGTGGTTCGGCTCGGGTCTCTGGGCCCGCTCAAGCCGGGCCGCTATCGCGTGGAGATCCTGCGGACCACGCGGACGGACACGCGCAGTTCATCGTCGAATGAGGTGGAGGTCACATCAATCCAGGCGATCACCGCGACCGAATTCAACTACCCGAACAGCCCGCTCGTGGGAGTGTCGATCGACGCGACCGAGCAGCTCAATGATTCGCCGCCCACGATCACGACTCGCGCTGAATCGCTTGGAACGATCTGGGACGGGGCTTCCACGAAGCTGCCCGCTATCCGCGAGGCTGCAACGCGGAACCCCGCATGGCTCGCGCTCCGCGTCCTCTTGGACCGGCGTGTGGGGCTCGGGCGTTTCTACTCGCCCGAGAACGTCGACCTGCCCAGCTTCTACTCGTGGGCGCTGTACTGCGATGAGATTGTCTACGACGGACGGCGCCGGGAATCACCGGTGAACCCCGGCAGCGTAGCGGACTTGGATATCCGGTGGGACGAGACGACGGCTGACGCTACAGGCACTATCCGTGGCAGCCTCATCTTCGAACTGCCAACGGAGGAGTTTGGCTCACTGCAAGAGCGCTGGCAAGTGGGCAGCTTTATCCGGCTTGCTGGGTGGCCCGATGATACCGAGACCACAGTCTTCGTCGACATCAACAGCCCCGACGCGACGGGGTACGAGATCTTCAACGTCGAGCTAGTCGCAGGCAAGTGGCTCGTGCACTGCTACTGGGATCGCGACATCGCGGAGCCGTGGCTGAACGCTAACTTCCCGCTGGGGATCTTGGACGCACTCTTCCTCGCCACACCGCCAAGGAGCGCGGACTACGTCAACACCGCCACGCTAGAAACGGCCTCGCGCCGCTTTGAGTGCAATGGCGTGTTTGACCGCTCGGGTGTCGCTTGGACGTCGCTGCTTGAGATCTGCGCGACGGGTCGCGCCACGCCGGTGCCGACCGGGTCACGAATCAAGGTCCGCTACTCGCATCCCCAGAGCCCCGTGGGGATCATTACCCCGAGCAACATCCTGGAAGGCACGTTCACGTGCAATTACTCCAGCCCTCGCACGCGCCCCAACTCGCTGACGTTGAGCATCCTCGACGAAGAGCAGGGGTACGAAGCCGTGCCGATCAGCGTGCAGTCGACCGAGTTGGAGGCAATTACAAACCAGAGCTTCATCCGGCAAGAGAACCTCCGGCTATTCGGCGTCACCGACGCGGGGCAGGCGGAGCGACACGGCCAGCACTTGCTGGCCGTCAACCGTTTGCAGATTCGCGGCGGCTCGTTCACGGCGGCGCTCGACGCGCTGCCGTACGAAGTCGGCGACGTGCTTCGCGTGTCTTCCGACTTATTGCCGCGCGGCGTCGGTGCTCGCGTGATCTCTAGCTCACAAGGAAGCGACGGCGCGATCGTGTCGGACATCCGAGACCTGTCCGGTGGCGCCTGGTCGACGAGTTCGATGACGGTCACCACGGATACCGACACCGAGCCGGTGCACGGTACGCTCGCGGATAAGATCGACGGCGTGGGCTGGATCGAGCAAACGCTCACGCCGAGCGTAAACCGCGAGGGGTGGCATTCTTACTCTGGCTTCGTCAAGGACGCGGGTGCGGGGGAGTTGGGGCTGATCGCGTACTCGAACCGCGTGGCGACCATGATCACCTTCGATCTTGTGGCGGGGACGCACTCCGTGTCGGACTCGATCGAGATGCCGTCGAAGGGCGGGATCTTGGATCTCGGCTCCAGTTGGTTCTTCGTGTGGGGCTCGTACTTCTACACAGCGTCGGACGGGTCTGCTGTCCCTACGACGTTCAAGATCCGCTTCACGTCGGGGGCGGGCGGCGTGCACCTTGGAAACATCGCCGTCACGCAAGCGGAATACCCCGCGATCCCTACGGATCCGTCTAGCAACCGAATGCGAATGGTCATGCTCGACCAAGAGATCGTGATCGGTGGCGACACGCTGACGGCGCACCACCAAGACTTGCGCGGGAATATCTCATCGCGCACGGTGGACGCTTCGGTCATGCAGCCCGGCACGTACCCCGCAGGAACGCCGATCTTCACGACGGATGACTTCCTTACGTCTCCGACGAAAGGTGACATCGTGAACGTCACGTCAGTGACGGACGAGCTGCTCGTCGAGGTGTCAGGTATCCGGCGCAACGTCGACCTGTCCGCTGAATTCGAGTGGGTGGAGTACGACGCCAATATCTTCCTTGACGAGGCCCGCGAGGACGCCGAATCACGCGGCGGCGGGATCCGCGCCGACGTTACACCGGACGACATCGTCGTGGAGGCTGGAGCAATCGCCGCCGGTCGCGTGGGCGGTCCCGGCTTCCGCGAGCTCGCGCCCGAGCCTCCGTCCTCGATCACTGCGTCTTCGGCGGCCGTGGAATCCCCGTCCGGCGCAGTGATCGAGATGGCCTCGGTGAGTTGGCTGCTGGACAGGGCCGCCGGGCAGGTGGCCACCGGGACAACCGTCTTCATCCGTCCGGTGATCGTCGGGCAGCTCCCCGGCGCCGGGTGGATGGCCGCAGCCGCCGCGCCCGCCCCGGAATCGAACGCCTCCTTCGTACTGCCCGGCGCCACGTCGGGGGACGTCTACGACGTTTCCGTGGTCCCCACGTCCCGGGCGTTCCCCCTGGCGGACCCCACGCGGGGCTCTGTGACGTCGCTCACAGCCACCGGGTTCGGCTGGGTCCCCGAATCCCCGAGTCGGCTCGACGTCGAATACGCAGGGTTTCAGGCGGGCTACACTGCCGAATTCGGCGCCGGGGGCGCCGACGAAGGCCGCAGGACGGCCCGGCGGCTCGAAATCAGGCGCGGCGGGTGGATCTTGGGGCAGCTCGTGGCCAAGACGTCCCGAGGTATTTTTGCCGAGCGGGGGTCCCCCGACATCTTCTCCGCTGTGGACGACGTCACGGTGGGGAAGCTGCACGCTCGGATCGAGGCGCCCACCGGCGCGATGAGCGCGGAGGTGGTCGCGTCCCCCTCGATCTCGGTCCCATCGGCCACGGACGTCCCCGACATCGGGGGCGGCGCAGAACAGGCGTGGGAGGTTTACTTGGGCGGGGGGCTTTGGGTCAACCCGGTCCCCGGCATCGGTGAGCCCACGGTGTCGGCATCAATTGTGGAGCACGCGGACGGGCACCTCGAGTTCACCGGCTCGGAATTGACGGGAGACTACACTTCGGCCCGAGACGCCGACCAGCTTGCCTCCATTGCACAATCGCGTGAGCCGCGACCGATCTTCCTCAGCGCCGCGTGCGAGGCCGTGCAGATTCACCCGATCACGTTGGCGGAGATGACGTGGGAGCTAGGGTCCCTCGAAGGCCAGCGATGGAGCCTGGAAGGACCCACCTACGAGCTTGCCCACGACTCCCCAAACTGTTCGCTTCGTCTCTTGGTGCGGCTCAACTCGGACGGCACCGATACGGGATGGGGAGCATGGCGCGCCTTCGTTCCGGGCATCTACAACATCGTAGACGTACAGTGGCGGCTCGCCGTCACGCGTCCTGACGCCACGTACAACGTGAGAATAACTCGATTCCACACCAAGGCGGTAGTCCCCCGCCGCACGCTTGTCGAGCAAAGCAGCTCGGCCCTTTCATCTCGATCGGAGATCATCTAATGGCAGTCATTCTTCAGGAGCAGGAAGCCCGGCGCGAGGTGCTTTCGGGTTCGACGGGCGGCGGGGGATTTCAAGTCCTCACAGATCTGACGTCCGCGTCCGACGTCGACCAAGTGCACTTCGTCGACCAGAGTGACGTGGTCGATTCCGTATGGCTGCAAGCGTGGAACTCCTCGGGGGCAGCCGTCACGCTATCCATCGTGCTCAATCCAAGCGATGACACCGATACGGCGGAGATGGCACTCGTGACGATCAGCGTCAACGTGCCGGCGAACGACGAGGTCTGGATCCTGCAAGGGAACGCCTTCCGCTTCCGCGCGGGCAACACGTCGTCGATTACGGCGTACTGTGCCACGGGGGACGTGGGCAAGATCACCTTGACCGGCTACGTCGTCCGCGCGAAGGGCGCGCTGCTTTACTAATGTCGAAAGATCCGAGCAAGAACGCGCGGAGCGCCGCATGGATACGAGCGCAGATCGCGGCGGGCGGCGGCGGCGGCGTCACCGATCACGGCGCCTTGACCGGCCTCGGGGACGACGACCACGCCCAATACATACTCGCTGACGGAACGCGCGCCTTGACCGGCAACATCGCCACCAGCGGCACATTCGATGGCAGAGATGTAGCGACCGATGGCGCGAAACTCGACGGTGTAGAGAAATCGGCTACGGCGGACCAGGCGTGGGGCGACATCGCGGGCACGCTCTCCGACCAGACCGATCTTCAGGCCGCGATTGACGCTGCCCCACAGGTGGCTATCGGGACTTCGGCCCCAGCTACGACCCTCCTGTGGTTCGACGAATCGACCGATATCGACGGCCTCTTCTTCTACGATTCCACCCGGACAAAGTGGCTCTCGACTGACGTAGTCCTTGCCGACCTCGGTAGGAACGGCACTATCAATTCGGGCGTCGGGCATTACACGAAGCTTGTCGGGAGTCGTGACGCAAACACGGTAGCCGGTGTAGAGAACGGCATCTTGCTCCCGTTCGATTGCACCATCGTCGGGTGGGCGTTCCATACGTCCGCAGACACGACAGGCTGGACGCACCGGGTGACGAAGTACGACAACAGTGCAGGCACATCCGCGACGGTGCACTCCTACTCACCCGCCGGCAACTACGATTCCTGGGAGGAACTCGACCTAGACGAGGACTTCGACGCGGGCGACGTTGCGGGCATCGTGGCCGTGAGCGGGACCGCCGCCATCGTGCAGCAGACCTATTCCATCATCATTCGCCGAAGGACATCATGAGCCGATTTCGTAAGGGCGACATCGTCGCCAAGGACCCGGGGACTGCCCGGGAAGAAGAGGCCGAAGTGGTCGATGAGCTTGACGGCTACGAGGTTCTCCTCGATGGGTCTCTCGGCGGCCCGCTCGTCCAAGTCCGACTAGCTGACGGGTCGCTCTTTACTACCCGCGAGGCTGACTATGAGCCCCGCGAAGCCATAGCCCACACGCGCGTCCGATGGCGTTCGGGTGAGCGACCGGGAAAGGGCGGCAGATGACGGCCCCCGAATTCGCGCACTTCGTAGTGTTCCCGTTACTGGCGTTCGGCCTCGTCGCGCTCTACCTCGTGGAGCACGTCAGGCTTCGGCGCCTGAAGTACACGTCTGCGCTTGCGCTCGACGGCGCTTCGTACGAGTGGGCCGCCGAGCTATTCGACAATGCCCCCATCGGGATAGCTCTAGTCGACGTGCGTGACGGCGGTTGGCGGCGCGTGAATCGCGAGGCCGAACGCATCGTCGGTTACTCCTCGGCGGAACTGACGGGGGGAATGTCCTGGCAAGACATGACGACTCAGGACACACGGGCGGGCGATGAAGAGCATGTCGCGATGGTGTTGACAGGCGAGCAACGCAGGTACTCATATGAAAAGAAGTACGCGACGAAGACGGGCCATATCGTCCCGGTCAAGATCTCCGTCGCGCTGTCGCGCTGGAAAGGGGAGCCGGTATTCGCCGTCTTCATTGAGGACATGAGCCACGAGTCTGTCTCGCGTGCCAAGTCAGCGGCAGAGCTGCGCGAGCTGCGCGAGCTGCGCAAGACGGTCGGGCGGCTGAAGAAGAAGAACGAGCACGTCACGCGCCTTGCTATGACCATCGCGGAGGGTGAGACCGAGACGCACCTGCGCCGCCTGGGCGAGACGGTGGAAGCACGCACCACCGTCTCGAAGAAGAAGCCGGGGCCCATCGCTTGACCGTGCCTCTGGATCCGGAGCTACCGGGGATGGTGGGCCAGCTTCGGGGTGCGCTCGACAGCGTATCCGCCAGCGTGACCCATATGCGCTCGCTAGTGGATGAAGGGAGGCTGGAAGCGGTCGAGGTCCGCTCGATTGTGACGGCGCTTGAGAAGGCCACGGAGCGGCTCGAACTCACGGTCCTTACAGGGAACGGGACTGAGAGTCTCAAGGCCATCGTGGCTCGGTCTTCGCAAGACATCTTGCGTCTAGAGACCGAGCTTGGCGAGATCGGGAAGGACCAGACCGCGCTCAAGCTAGAGCTTCAAGCCGAGCTAAAAGCGCTCGAAACGCGCGACCGCGCGCAACGTGCTACTCTCGTCACCGCTGCGCTCACCGCTGGCGTGGGGATCATTACCACGCTCGTCCAACTCCTAATGCAGGACCCGCCTACGTCATGACGTTCACCGATACACAGCTAGCCGCAGTCCGCCAAGCCGTCACCGAAGGCGACGTGGGCCGAGCGCTGGAGCGCGAGCTTCTACCCGAGGCCAGGCGAGTCTTGAGCGGCGCCGCCGAAGACATCGCTCTCTTTGTGCCGCTGTTCACCGAGCAGCTTTTGTATGCACAGATCACCCAGAACGAAGAGGTCACGGAATCTGTCTTGAGGCAGATGCGCCTTTTGGCGGAGCGTCGGCGCCTGGCGGTGTCCGATGCCGCGTGGGACTCTTTCTCTCGTATCGCGAAGATTGTATCGGGCTCTCTTGTCTCCGCGTTAGCGGGGCTTCTGTCCGGCCCTCTCCTTGCTTTGAACCTGACTCCCAAGGGAGAAACCGAATGAAACAAGCACCACACTGGCAGCGGCTCCTATTGACCCTCGTCTTCCTTGTGGGAGGGTTCGTCCTCTTGATCGCAGGGGAGGGCGATGCAGTAAAGATCGGCGGCGGGATCATCGTAACGGTGGGCGGCGTAGTCGCTGTGGCGTGGGGCGTCGTGAAGAGACCGAAGGGTGCCGGGCTGTTCCTTGGTGCCGTCTTGGCGGCGGGGTGCCTGCCGGGCTGCTTGAGCCCCGGCCCCGGCTTCTTGAAGCGGGACGCCATCGCCCCGAGCGTGACCGCGATCGTCGAGCGGCACGACGCTATGCTGCGCGCCGATCCTGATATCGACCCCATTGCGCGCACGGTGTTCCTCAACGAGTCGGCGATCCTGCTGAACCTCGTGGCGGGCGACCTGAGCGCACCGCTGCCAATCGAGCCTGCGGCGCCTATCCACGTCGAGCCTGGACCGACTCGCTGACCTACCCCCACCGGGCAGAAACAGTGGGCACTAACAGTCCGGACTGTTTCTCCGAGCGGCGGGCAGAAACAGTGGGCACTAACAGTCGACACTGTTACAGTCCTGCCCACCCCCGGCGACGGCAGCCCCACACTGCCTGGCGCCACATCGCTCGACGCCGCTTCCCCCCGGGCAGGCATCGAACGAACGAGCCCCAAGCTGCACCGCGCGGCTTGGGGCTCACCTCCTTGCTGGGGGCCGTGATTCAGCGCACACTGAACCGGAGCGGACGCACGGTTATCCTACCGTGGGGGCTTCGGGTTCGCTCGGACGACGAGTTCGCCGTCCACGCTTTCAAGTGTGATCCCGCCCAGGTTGACAGGAGGCGGCGCAGGCGGCGCCACAAGCTCGCCAGTCGCTCCGAGCAGATCAGCGGCCCGCTCGACCGCCTGCTCAAGCTCGCCGTCAGAGAACGTCTGGAGCACCTCCTGGACAGCGTTCGCAAGCTCCACCAACGAGGCCTGTGTCCGGTTGAGTCCATGGAGGACGAGGAGGAGTGCGGTGGCGGGGCTTGCGTTGGGGTCAGTCATTAGCTAGAGGCGTTGGCCACGGCGCGCCACTCGGCGCGGCGGGCGGCGGCAGATTCGCTGGCGGGGAAGTTGGCGTCAGCCTCTTGCTTGTTAGAGACCGGGACCGGCTGGCGCTCTTCATCGTACATTTTGCCGTGGACACGGCAGCACGCCTTGGCTTTCAGGAGAGTTCGGTGGAGGGATCCGCAGCCGAGCGCAGTAGTGGAGTAGCAGCTGAAAGCCATGGGAGTGGTCCTTTTGGTTCGAGGTTTAGCCGTTGAGTGTCGGTGCCGGGAACGTCCCGGTGCGACAAGGGAGAGATTACAGCACCGACCGATCCCCGGTGCGGCATTACAAGGGGACATTTACCGGAAAATCGAGCGGAGCGCCGACGCCGTCGCTTACCTTACGCCCATGGCAACGCAGCAGAAGACGAGGGCGAAGGCCCCGAAGAAGGTCTCCGTCCGGCGTGGGCGCCCCCGAGCCGAGCGGGCCGCGTGGTCCGGCCCCCGGGTCTACGCGCTCATGGCCGAGATAGGAATGACGATCGACGGGCTGGCCCGTGCAGGAGGAGTGGCGCGGTCCACGGCGTACAAGTGGCAGTCCCCCGGCGTGCGGGGCTGCTCGCCCACGGTTGAGCAGGCGTTCGCTATTCGGTTGGTGCTTGGTGCGAAGCTCAAGCGCACCATTCGCCCGGCGGACGTCGCGCCGAAGAAGAGGGCGGGGTAATGGGGCTCGACACCAAGCGGCCTAAAACCCACGATGACTTCACGGTGACGCCTATCGGCAGCCCGCCGCCGCCATGGGGCCACCAGCGCGACGGCACGGCGCACTTGCTGGACAAGCCCTACGCGTACCTCGACGTCCCGATGGGCGGCGGTAAGTCACGGATGACCATCGACGCCTTCGAGGCTACGAACGCCGACGCCGTCGTGGTGCTGTGCCCCAAGCACGTCGTCGATGACGTGTGGCCGTCACAGTTCGCGACGTGGGCGAAGCGTGAATGGGTCGTCGTTCCGATCACGGCGTTCAGGGGGACGCTTGAGTCGCGCGTCGTGAAGCTGGAGAAGCTGCGCCTGGCTGCGATCATGCTCAAGAAGCCGTTCGCCATCGTCATGAACTACGAAGCGTTCCGCGCGCCCGCAATCATGCGGTGGCTCATGAAGGTGCCCAAGTGGGATTGGCTCGCGTACGACGAGGCGCAGAAGCTCAAGTCATCGCGCGGCGTTACGTCGAAGGCGGCGGCGAAGGTGTCGCGCAACGCGAAGAGAATCGTGGGCATGTCGGGAACGCCGATGCCGCACTCCCCGCTCGACGTGTTCGGCCAGTTCCGCGCGATCGCCCCGTGGCTCTACGGACAGAGCTACGTCCGCTTCCGGAGCGAGTTCGCACTCATGGGCGGGTTCAAGGGCAAGCAGGTGATCGGCTATCGGAACAACGAGGAGCTTGCGCGGCGCATGGGCACGGTCACGTTCAAGGTGAACCGCGCGGATCTCGATCTCAAGCTGCCGGGCTCGACGCACCAAGTCGTTCACGTGGGGCTGTCACGTCCGGCGCAGAAGCTTTACGACGCGTTGAACGACGGACTCGTGGCGGGGCTCGACAGCGGGCAGATCACCGTAGCGAACGGTCTCGTGAAGCTCCTGCGAATGCAGCAGCTTTGCTCGGGGCTCGCGGTGCTCGATGACGTATGCGACGACGAAGGCAACATCAAGACGCCGGAACAAATCGCATCGGAGATCGCATCGGGCGATATCGCGGGACGCGAGAAGCGAGTCGTGTGCAACGCCAAGCGGGACGCGCTCACATCCATCCTGGAAAGCACAAACGAGCCCGTGGTCGTCATGGGCCAGTTTCGGCGCGACATGGAAATGGTTCACGAGGCCGCAGAGTCTGCGGGCGTGACGTCGATGGAATTGTCGGGGCGGTCCAAACAGCTCGCGGAATGGAAGGCGGGCGGCGCGCAGGTGCTGGCGGCGCAGATCAAGTCGGCGGGGATCGGAATCTCGCTCGTCCGTGCGCCGCACCATGTCTACCTTTCGACGGGGTTCGACATGGGGCTCTACGAACAGAGCCTCGCGCGCACCGACCGGCCTGGGCAGACCCAGCGGGTCAGCTACTACCACATTCGGGCGCGGAAGACGGTCGACGATATCGTGGCCAAGGTGTTAGAGCAGCGAGCTGACCTTGTCGCAGGCGTGCTTGCGATGATGCAGCAGGGCGGGGCCCAGTGATTTTCGCGAAAAGGCTGTTGACCGGACGGCGGATCACCCGATACCGTTCCTGACATCATGACGAACAACCAATCAACCGAAACGGCGCTGACGCCAACGACCGACCAACTCCCCGAAGGCGCCTCTCTCCACCAAGTCGCAACGCGCTACGTCGAGATCGACGATCAGATTGCCGACGCAAAAGACGCGGTGAGCGCGCTCACAAAAGCCAAGGCCGCTGTCGGCGAAAAGCTCTTGGAAGGAATGATCGTCGAGGGTGCGCCGTCCGTCGAGGTCATGGACGGTGAGGGGCGCAAGGCGAAGATCTACCCCGCGTCCCGCACGTTCGCCCGGCGTGACCCCGAGACGTCAGAAGAGGACTTCATGAAGGCGCTGAAGGAGTCGGGAAACGAGGCGCTGATAAAGCACACCGTCAACTCCAACTCGCTGTCGGCGTTGGTGCGCGAGGCGGCGGCGGCGGCAGGCGTGGACGAGTGCGGCGCCGAGAAGATCAAGGGCGCGTTAGACTCGCGGCTCGCCAGCGTGATCGCCGTATCAACCACGCCGACGCTTGCGATCAGGAGGACGAAGTGAGCGATCTTCCGGAAAAGGCAATCGAAGCGGTGGGTAAGGCGCTGGCTACCGGGGGCACGGAAACGATCGCAACGGTCCTTGATAGAGTCCCCGGGCTGTCGCCCAAGCGGCTCGTAGACGAACCAGGCTGACAACGACGCAGCCAAGATGAACTAGCCGTCGTCCATTTTCCCCTTCACACAAAAACACCAAGACACCATGACTCCCAAAGCAAAAGACACCACTACCCCCGAGCCTGAAGCAGGGCTCATCGTTCCCGTAGACCAAGGCGGGTTCGTCGTTCTTGCCGACGAAGAGGCGGCGAGCCTCATCGCGGAGATTGCGCCAACACCGGCGGACCTACAAAAGATCGTCGTTCCATCGGGCACGTCGGGGGCGTTCTTCACCGTCCAGGCGCTCGACGGGGACCGGCCTGAAAAGGAGCTGGAAGTAATCGTCGCGTGGAAGAGCCCGACTGAGCGATCGTTCTACGCTGCGCCAATCGGTGAATGCCAATCCGGTCCACCGCACTGCTCGTCACCGGACGGCAAGATGGGATACGGGATGCGTGACGTGGACGAGATCTTGAAGCACGCAGGAGACTTCGGCCCCGAGGACGGTTCCGAAATGGCGTGCGCCGAATGCGCGTGGTCGCAGTACGGATCGAGCCTCGAAGGTAAGAAGGGCCAGGCGTGCGGGCAGCGCATTCGGATGATCGTCTTCGACCGCGAGGGCATCGTTCCGATGGTCGTGCAGATCCCAGCGGCGAGCCTCAAGGGCCTGCGTCAATTCGAAATGAAGCTGCTCAACGCCCGCAAGCGCGTGGCGCAGGTGGTGACGAGGCTCACCCTGGCAAAGCAGAGCGGCAGCCCGGACTACTTCACGATCGAATTCGAGTACGTGCGCGATCTGGAGAAAGGCGAGCTTGCGCGGCTCGCCACGTTCGCAGAGTCGATCAGCGAGGCCGTGACCGTGGCACGCTGATAAATACCGGCCCGGGGTCCGTGGCTTCGGCCCGGACCGATACAAGGGAGGGCCGGGGCTTCGTGGGGAGTCCCGGCCTGATCGTTTCTGCCTAACCCAACTGCACCCGAATGACACCGAAGAACGCATCTGCACAAGAGTTTTTGGAAACCGTTTTTGAGCCGGACGGTGAGCTGCTGGACTCGGGGGAGATAGCAGTTTGGAACAAGGCCAGCAAACTAACGCACTACGCGTCGTCGCCGGAAGACGCTGCACGAAAGGTCGCCGAGCCGGGCTGGGCAAACGTCAGCTACTATGGCGTATGCACACGAGACAAGGTGGCGGTCCGCAAACGTGCGCGCGATGAGCGCGGCAAGGACGGCAGACCGAAGCGGCTCGAAGAGCTGCAAGGGGAACGAACGGAGCTTGCGGCGATTCCCGGCGTGTGGGTCGACGTAGACGTGGAGGCCGGGGGGCACGCCAAGCAGGGACTGGCGCCAACATTGGCGCTTGCGCTCGGTGCACTAAATCGCGCCGTGCCGGTGCCCCCGACAATCACGGTCAAGACGGGCGGCGGGCTGCACGCTTACTGGCTCTTCTCCGAAGGCGTGGTTCCGTTCGGCCCGGCGGGATCCGAGAAGGCGCGCGAGCCGTTAGAGATGCTCGTGCGTTCGATCCAGGCCATGGTGCGCGATGAGCTGGCGAAGCGCGGGTGGTCCGACGATCAGACTTGGGCGCTGCCGCGCGTCATGCGGATCCCTGGCGGTTTGAATCTTTCACACGGAGAGCCTCGACCGGTCACGTGGGCGATGACGGGCCCCCGGTACTCCATCGAAGATCTCTGGGGCGTGATCCCCGCCGACCTCGCGCTGGTCGATGTCGGGCCCGAGATCGCCCCGGATGACCCGCGCCTCAGTTTCCAGATCAGGACTTTGACCCACGCCGAGGACGGAGAGCTTGCGGCGTGGGTGCAAGACCTCTGCGACATAGACGAGGAATTCGCCGAAGTGTGGCACCGGAAGAGATCCAAGCTCACGAGCCAGTCGAGTGTGGATATGTCGATCGCCACCCGGCTCGCCATGGCGGACACGCCTGCCCAGCGGATCGTGGATGCAATCCGGAAGCACCGGTTGGACCGGGACCCGGCGGACAGGAAAGCGGATCGCGCCGATTACCACCTAATGACCCTGCAACGGGCCGCTCAGTTTGCGGGCCGCGACTCGGCGGCGAAGGACGCGGAGCGGAGCGCGGAGGAGGTAGTGGCCCTGGCAGCCGATATCGTGCGCTCTGTGCCTGCCCAGTCCACGTCGCCCGGTCCTGGTGCCACGGGGGCGCAATCGGGCTCGGGGACAACAGGCGAGGCTGGGGGCCCCATGGCGCTGGCTGCTGCGTCTGCGGACCCCGCCAAGGCGGCGGACGTGGCAAAACTGCTTTCCGACGCGCTGGCGGCGGCGAATGCCATGTTAGGGCTCGACGGGGACCGCGCCATCATCCGGCTGATCCGGCTCACGGCGGCGGACCCCCGGGCGGGCACATGGGAGTTCAAGTTTGCAGATGGGTCGGTGCGGACGCTGGGGGCGGGTGAGATCATGAATTGCTACGGGGTCCGAAGACTCGTGGCGGACGCCACGGGGGTCTTCGTCAACCCGTTCAGCCTGAAGCGAGGCAAGCCCCGGCAGTGGTCGACGCTGTTCGGGGTGCTGCGTGTGGCGTCCGTGCAGCCTTCGTGGGGGGACGAGACGGTCCGGGCGGTGTCGGCGCTCGGATCTGTGATCGAGCGAGAACTGACACGCTCCCACGGCGCCTTACCGGCCCACGGGGAGGAGGCGTGGCACGGAAAGGTCGGCAACAGCGCCCCCATGGTCCTGTGGGCGCCCCAGGGCAAGGGGGAAGATCCGGGCGTGGCGGTCAAGCTCTCGGCCTGGGTCGACGAGATGGTCTTGTCGGACGAGTTCGATATCTCGGCGGGCACGGTCCGATCGCTGGCCCGCCGGACGGCTCAGGATGAGCCGGGGCTGGAGTGGGGCCGGGGGATCAACTTCAAGAAGCCGAACGGCTCGTGGACGTCTCGGCGCGGGTATGTCCTCGTAGCTCCGCTGGCCATCCAGCACGTCGGGCTCGACGGGCTGGCTCACGCGATAGCCGAAGCCCACAAGCTCGCGTCGGCGGCTGGATGAGTGCTCCCGCAAATGCACCTCTACGTGCGTGACGAGAAAATAAAAACCGTTGAAAAAAAAGTGGGGAGGGTGGTCTGCTTTTATGCATTTTACAATCAAAACCGCACTGAAGGGGTCGCCAGTGGAACCTTTTGGCTTCAACTCACTTTTGCATTATTACAAAGAAAAGCGCATTTCGGCCTGTTTACCTTCCCATGACAAATCTTTTGACCCCCAATTAGCATGAACTTAGCCCCCCAGTCTCAACCTGAGCCAGACGACGGGTTCGGTGAGCCGATTGGACTTTTCTTCGAGCAGGTGGCTTCCACGTTCGGGGGCGAGCGTGCTGATCCGGAGCCGGTCGGGGGCGCCGCGCCGGACGCTTGCGACCCCATTCCCCCGGACACGTGCGCGGGCGCAGATACGTGCGCCTCGCCCGCGCCTCCTCGTGACGAGGGGGTTTCGGGGGAGGTCCATTTGCTCGGCCCCCCTGGTACGGGAAAGACTCATGCATTGACGCGGCAGTGGATCCCCCGCGCCGTGGAGCGGTTCGGCGCGAACGGTGTAGCCGTGGTCTCGCTCACGAGGACAGCGGCGAAGGAGATCGGCGCTCGGCAACAGCAGCAGCTCCCCCGCGAGCGGGTGTCCACGCTCCACAGTCTGGCCCGCCGGGCGCTCACAGACGGGTGGGGGACCCCCCAGCTGGCCCAGACTCCCGAGGCCCTGGAGCGGTGGAACGAAGAGGTGGCGCAAGGTGACCCCGAGCTTTCCATGTCTGGGGCCGCCAAGGGGTCCTCTGTCGATCCGGCGGGCCAAGACGAGGGATCATCCAGGCTGCGGCGCGGAGCCCACAGGCGCGCTCAGGAGACCGTCCAGACAGGGGACGACCAGCTCAGCCGGATCGAGATCTTCCGGCACCGGCGCATCGAGTGTGCGGCTTGGCCCCAGGAGCTTCTTGCCTTTTGGCGGAAATGGTGCGCGTGGAAAGTCGAGGAGCAGCTCTTCGACTTCACGGACCTCATCGAGAAGGCTCTAGAGTACGGCGTCCCGCCGCCGCTGCATAACGGCGACCCCGTGCGGGCGCTGATTGTGGACGAGGCTCAGGACCTGTCCGCGCTCGAAATGGCGCTCGTCCGGGCGTGGGGCGACAAGGTCGACCTGTTGGCGCTGGCGGGCGACCCTAATCAGTCCATCTACGGATTCCGGGGTGCGTCGTCCAAGGCGTTCCACCCGGCGAGCTTCGACCCCGCACGAACGCAAGTGCTCGGCCAATCGTACCGGCTGCCCCCGGCGATCCAAGTGCACGCGGAACGCTTCCTAGACCGTGCGCCGTCACGCGTGGTCGTCGACTACTTGCCGCGCGCCGACGCGCCCGATGACTCTGGCGTCTTCCCGCAGAGCTTCTGTGTCCGCGCCGGGTCGCAGCGTGTGGTCGACCTGGTCGAAGAGGAGCTGATCCGAATTGATGCGGACCGCGAGACCGATCATGGTCGCGTGGCTGTCCTCGTATCCGCCGCGTACATGCTCCAAGGCGTGCTCGCCGAACTGCGGCGGCGCGGCGTGCTCTTCCACAATCCGTTCCAGCTTGACCGGGGCGACTGGAACCCGCTGCGAAGCTCGCAACGTCACATCACGAGCTTCTTCCGTGGCGCGCGGCCCGACCTTACCGGCGACGACGGACCGGGCGCACGCGAGCCGAGGCTGTGGACGTGGCGCGAGCTTGCTGATTGGACCGACGTGGTGGCGGCGGCGGGGCTGCTTCGGCGCGGCGTGAAGACTCACCTCATCCCCGCGAGCGCGAAGGCGCGCGCGACCGCGGTCATTGACGGGTCGGACGCCGAACGCGTGTTCGTGGACTGGCCGAAGGTCAAGCGCGACATGTGGGAGCCGCTACTCTCCTCGAAGGAGCGTGAGCCCGAGGCGCTGGCGTGGTTAGCCTCACGGCTCTCGCCCGCGCAGTCGAAGCGGTTGACGTACCCGCTTGGCGTTGCACGTGCAGGTGTTGCGCGACTCATGGAATCGCCTCGCGTCCTTGTGGGGACACTACACTCAGTCAAGGGCGCGACGGCGGGCAGTGTGATCTTGGCGCCCGACCTTGCGCGTAGACACGCCGACGAGTTCGCCGAAGGCGGCGAGCCGTACGAACAGATCATCCACCTTTTCTATGTCGGGATGACGCGCTCTTCTAGGCGTCTCCACCTACTCTCACCGTCCCCCGCATATGGTGGACGGATGAAGCGGGGCTCACGTGGAGCGCCGCTGTTCGTTGACCTGTGACCGTCTCCTCACCAAACACATCATGACCACACACGAAGAACTTGACGCACGCGAAGCAGCCTTGCGGGCGGCTTTGCACACACATATGGCAGAGTCGAGCACGTCGCTCACGGCAGCAGCGTTCAATGCAAGCGTGAGTTCGCGCGCAGCGAACGAGTACGGCATCGGTATGGAGTCGATCCTCGGCTACGCCCAAACAGCACTGACGACGGCGCTCGTCCAAACCGATCTGCTACAGAAAGTCATCGACCGCGCACGTGAGGGGCAACGGCGCATCGACGAAGCGCGTGCTGGAGTTGGCGGGTGGACAGACCCGGTGCCGGATATCCACGCGCGGCTTGGAATGCCAATGGAGGAAGCCAAGGCGGATGCGTTGCGGCGCCACAAACTGCGCTCACTTCCGAAGCCGCACCACCTCCCCGGCGGCGGCAGCGACGTAGCAAACCAAGCGTCAGACTGGCGTGACTCTACGTTTACGATGGCGTGGCAATGGGCGTTCAACCGTCACTTGATTATGGCGCCAGCCGACACGGTGCCGTTCCACGACCGCCCGCCGGGGGACCCCACAGGGCTCGTTCCGATTGAGCCCCCCAAGGTGACGGCGCTGTTCCAGAACTTGGAGTTCACGGGCTTCGAGGAGACGGATGACTTCCACGATTTCAAGTGGTGCATTCGCAGCTACAACAACTGGGCGGTTCTCGTCGACGCCTGCACCGCGATCTGTCCACGCGCGACGTGGGCGGCGGACAACTACGCGCCTGCGATCTCTGAGCACTTCGGCTACTTCGAAGCGGAGGGCGCCTACACGTTCCAGAACTCGTACATCGAGGGCTTCGGGGGCCATGGCTCATACTTCGCTTACCGCCCGTTCCCGTTCCAGCAGTACCACGCGTCGAACCGCTTCTTCCAGGCAAGCGAGACGTTCCAGGTTCTGCACTCGATGTTCGTCGACATGGACCAGGCGCCAGGGCGCGGCGCGTTCGCGGTGCAGTTCTTCAACGCGGGCGACTTCGCGCACCCCGGTAACGTCGTGATGGACGGAATGGAGGTCTACGCTAAGTGGGACTTCGTCCGGTCGCAGGGGGTATGGGATCCGATCCCTTACACCGACGACTTCCAGCCCGGCGGCGCGGGCTCGCGGAACTGCAACGCCTTCGGCGCGTTTGTTGTGCACCCGTACGACGTCCAAAAGCACCACGACCGCGCGGTAGCTCTCGGGGTCACTCCGGGGCATATCACGGACACGGTGACGGTAAAAAACTCGACGATCAAAATGAGTTTCTCGCAGCAGCCGGTGGCGGCGATCAGGGCGACGAAGCACGTCGTGATAAAGGACTCCATGTTGGAGGCTGACACGCGGCACCGGTCGCCGTTCATCTGGGTAGATGATGACGCATATGTTCGGAGCTTCTGCGAGGCGGAGTCAATCACCGTCGAGAATGTGGCGGGCCAAAACCTGCGCGTGAGGAAGGTGCTCGATAACGGGAAGATGGTCACGTCCCCCGAGAACCTCGTCGGAAAGGTCGCCGTGTGGCGTACCGGCATGACGGAATTCGAAGTGACCGATCTCGCGTGAGCTGATCTAGTCGGCACTGTTTCTGCCCGGTGCTCGGAGAAACAGTTCCAGCTATTAGCGCGTGATCTTTCTGCCCTAGCTCTTATCGTGAAAAGCGAGGCGGCATCCTGAAGGGGAGTGCGGCCTCCCCCCGGCAGGGATCGAGCATCCGGCGTACATAGGCTCCGACGCCTGAACGCTCGATCCCCGCCATCCCCTTGTGAGAACGGACCTATGAAAGATTCCAACGGACACGGCACCACGCTCACCACATGCGCCCACGGCATTTCCGGCAATATCCCCGGGCCCGCACTCATGGCTCAGGACCGTGCTTAGTCACCTAGCAGCCGCCGCAGGCTTGAACGCGCTCGTCGCCTTTAGCGTGCCGTCATCGTGCACCGTCTGCGCTACGCTCATGCTCGATGAGCTTGAGGTGGGGCATACACCTTTCGAGCGCGTATTGGGGTCGCAGTGAGCGGCGGCGACATCTGGATCGGTGCCGACCCTGGCAAGACGGGCGGCGTGGTGATACTGGACGGCGACGGCAAGTACCTCGCGGCGACGTCGATGCCGATCATCGGGGAGGGGACGAAAGCGCGCTGGCGGGTGGCGGGCGGCGTGCTCCTGGAATGGATCGACTCGGTTATCACCCACCGCGAGCTTCGTGGCGCAGTAGTGCAGGGCTTCGCGATCGAACGTGTGGCGTCGATGCCGCATGATGGCCCGACTCGTGCGTTCCGCTTCGGGCGCGCGACCGGGGCGCTGTTCATGTTGGCGGAAACCCAAAGCTGGCCGATCTACGAGGTGAGCCCGAAGGACTGGCAGAGCATGTTTCTTCGGGGCTACCCGAAAGGGCCACAGCTCAAGGCCAGCATCGCGCTGGCGGCGGCGGACAGGTTCCCCGCGCTCGCAAATGTCTTGCAGCTCAAGAAGAATTGGGGCCTGGCAGACGCAGCGCTTATCACCGAAGCCGCGAGGCTGATCGAAGATCATCGCGGCGCCTCAGCGAGGGGCACACTAACGCCATGACGAAGACCAGGCTCATCAAACTGAACTCCGACGATTATGCCTACTGGGTGAACCCGGCTCATATTGCGTTTATGTCCGTCTACGAAGGCGTGACCAGCATCTACCAGACTGGAGACGTCGATCCCTATCGCGGGACCATTTGCGTCGTGGAGACCCCGGAAGAGATCATCGAAAAGATCGCGGAGGCGGAGGCGCAGCCATGACGAATACGCTCAGGATCACACGCCGAAAGCTCACGGAGCTGCACGAGGACCCCGACAATGCGCGGCGCCGTGACGACAATGCACACGAGGCGATCATGCGCTCGCTCGGCGCGTTCGGTCAGCAAAAGCCCATCGTCATCAACGCGTCGGGCACCATCATTGCGGGCAACGGCACCTTCGTGGCAGCGCAAGCGCTCGGGTGGAAGGACATAGCGACCGTGGAGACGTCGCTGGCGGGCGCTGAGGCGCGCGCGTTCGCCGTTGCGGACAACCGGACGTCGGACCTATCGGGATGGTCTGACGAGGCTCTCTTGAAGGCGCTGGATGAGGCGTCACGCGAGGAGGGCGATACGCTGCTGGCGGCTACCGGCTTTTCCCCGAACGATCTCGCACGGCTTCGGGACGCGGCGCTCATGAGCGTGGCGTTCGAACGGGACGACGGCGAGGGGGACGACGAGGACGAAGACGAAGAGTACGTCCCGACTGCGCCCACGGATGCCTGTATCACAATGCCCTTCGTGGTCACCGAACAAGAAGCGGAGCTGATCCACCGCGCGATCAAGCTGGCGCGGACCGACACTGACGAACCCATGACCCGAGCGTGCGCGCTATCGCGCGTGGCCGAGTTCTACCTCGAACAAAACAACTCCTGACCATGAACCAAGATCCCCCGTTCATCCCGTTCAAGACGTACGATCTGACCGGTGGTGGCGTGCTCGACGTCGACCCGCAACCTGCGTTGGAGTCGACCATCTTCGGCGCTGCTGGCCCACTCGGACCGCGCTCTATGTCGGAGGCGATTGAGCACTGTCACCACGACACGCCGGGGACTTACTTCGGCTTCGTCGCGGAAGGCTCAGTGATCGTGCAGCCACTCGAAGGCCCCCCGTACTTGGTGCAGAGAGGCGAGTGGTTCGCCGAGCCCACCATGCCCCAGGTGCTGGCCTCGGCGTTCCCATTGGACCGCGAAGGGGTCGGCGTGTTGGACGCTAAGGCGATCATCATCAAGCGCCACGGCTTCACGGGATTGCGCGCACGCGGCGGGCCAGTTGAAGCGGCGGGCAGGCTCCGCTACATCGACGGGTGCAGCGACTCTCTGCTGTACTGCCCGCCGGTCGTCGGCGATCCGTGCTTGAACCTGCTTCACTTCCCGGGCGGGATCAAGCAGACGCAGCACACGCACCCGTCTGCACGCATCGGCGTAGTGCTCGGTGGCGAGGGGTATTGCGTTGACGGCCAGGGCGAGACGACAGCGCTCGTGGCTGGCGTCGTGTTCAACATCCCGGCGGGGTGCGTGCATAGTTTCAACACGGACGAGGGGAAGAGCCTGGACATCTTCGCGTATCACCCTGATTCCGACTGGGGTCCCGACCACGGCGACAAGGACACACATCCGATGCTGTCCCGTACGTGGGTCGACGGGGAACCGATCGACAACCAGACCGAAGATCACGACCCGCTCGACCTCATTAGCGGCTACACGCAGTAATGGGTCGCTCGTTCACCAAGACGGCGTCGGACAAGGACGTCTTGACGCTGGCGCGTGAGCGCACGCATCGGGCTTACGAATTGGCCGACACCGTTGCGGTGCTGTTCTCGGGCGGGAAAGACTCCACGGTGGTTCTGAACGTGGCGCTCGCGGTGGCGCGCGAGCTGGGACGACTCCCGCTTGACGTAGCGCACTGGGACGAAGAGGCGATCCACCCGGAAACGGTCGACTACGTTCGGCGCGTGGCGCAAAACCCTGACGTCAACTTCCGCTGGCTGTGCCACCCGGTCAAGCACCGGAATTCA